TTCATGATACTTCTTCAATACAGCGCTACTGTGAGCTTTAGGATCAGCCTTTTGTTTCTCATGTAGTTTAGTAAGTGCAGTCTTCTTCGCTTCCGCCACAGCTTCCTCCTTAGCTTTTGCGATCAAAGAAGGCAGGCTTGCTTCGAGCTCTTCGAGGGCCTTCAAGCGATCTGCTGCAACAGTAACGGTCGTCATCACCTCTGCTCTTACACAGAGAGATTTGTGTTTAGACAGGCTGAACGTTTTGCAAAAGGTGACCTGGTTCTAGAAGGGAGAATTGGTACATAAGGGCCGCAATGAATTCGGAACACTCTACATACTTACAGTGCATAGGTCGCGAAAGTATTCCCCGTGGTCACTGGCTAGATGTCAACAATCACGCAGCATTTATGAAGAATCTTTGCATCGTGCTAGGTTACAGAACGCCTGAAGATCTGTATCAAATATCAACTAGCGCTATCAAAGACTTTGGTGGTTCCGGATTTCTGGGGCCATTCTATGAAGGTTCCGCTATACTGTTCGTGAAAGCCATGTTTGATTACGACTTCAAGGATTGGCTATTCACGAATGCTCCCAACGGCTACTGGGGCGACATTAAGAATGTCCGTCTCTATCTGGAGTGGTTGGCAGGAATTTTAGGCTTTAAAACGATCGAAGATTGGTACAAGTTGCGCCAAGCGGATTTGTTTAAACACAGTGGTCGCGGTCTTTACAGCAAATATGGCTGCAGTGTACTGTCTATTCTAAAAGCTGCATTTCCTGATTACGACTGGCTCCCCTGGCTGTTGCCGGTAACCACAAAGAAATATTGGAAGGATGAAGCCAATCATACGAAATACGTGCTTTGGCGAGCCACCCAGTTAGGAATCACGGGGCCCGAAGGCTGGTACAAGTACGGGGCTGATGTTATCGATGTCGGTTTACTTAGCAATAAGTATCATGGTTCGATGATTAAACTGCTCAAGATAGCCTATCCTGACTTCAAGTTCAAAGGATACAAATTTGCGCAGGCACCCCAAAATTTCTGGGATGATAGGGACAATAAGAAGGAGTACCTTGCTGACCTCTATATTCACATGGGATTTACCAAAATAACAGATTGGTACACGATCATGTATGACAATTTCCGCAATTTCCACGGGAATGGCATACTTGATAAGTATGGCGGTAGGTATATTGCTATCTTGATGGATCTTATTGAATATCCATGGGATCCCTCTGAATTTGCAAAGACTGGATTTTCCATGAAGGCATGTAATTTTCTAAATCGCCTTGCTGTAGCAATCGCTCTAAATATTACACACAAACTAAATGGGGGTGAATTCAAAATCCCTGGCACTCGATTCCATGCAGACGGCTATCTTAAAGATTACAGTGGCCGTCAAATCATTTTCGAATATCATGGATGTGATCACCACGGATGCCCCAGCTGTCATTTGGACATGACCAACCGAACTGCGTTTGACAAAACATGCAGTTTGCAGCAGGCATATGACAGGACCGTAGCTAGGCAACAAGAGCTAGAGGGTATGGGCTTTATTGTTATCCCTATATGGGAATGCGAAGATGTGCCGGAACTTGATTTGAAGAGTTGGTTCGAATCGCAGATTTCGCCCTTTCTTGCCCCTTTGATAGTCTCTGCTGAGCAAAGAGCCGAATTTGCAGCACCTACTATCAAGAGGGTGGAGCATCGGTGCGATATCTGCAATTATTCCGCTTTTCGCCCATCTAACCTGAAGAGACATCTTGCATCCGCAGGGCATCTTAAGAGGGCTAAGAGGGTCAAGACAAGACAAGGCGGTGACACAATTGAGATTGTGCCATAAGGAGCCTATATGTTATCCGTAAGTGCCCCCTAAGGGGGAGCTGTTTTTGGCATCCAGTTCAAAGGATCGTTACACAATCCTGCTGAATCTCAAAAACATCTTCAGAGTCTACTACGAAAAGGAATAATATGTGCTACTGCGGCCTCACCGATTTATACAGCATGCTAGATACCTGTAGTGACAAATCCAACGTGTGGAATTCATTTGAAGATGCCGACACATCCGAACTACTGTGCAAGGTGGTAGAATCAGGATTGGACATTTGTCAAAGGGGCATGGTGAATATCTTCCCATAGGCTTCGTAGACCTCCTTTACCTAAAAGTTTCCCCCTTACAAATGACATAATCAGGGAATAAACAGGCTCTATTGTTTCTCTGTACAGAATGAACGCGGCGTGTCTTATTTCTTCAACCCGTGCAGAGGTTAATGACGCCGCTTGCATGTTTGACAAAAATATATATAGTCTGACAATTCTAGACTGTACCATAGTCAACATCATAAAGATCATCGATAGTAATACCCGATGCCGCGTATAATTCTTTATGCCCGTCATATATTCCTTCATTTGATGCCAACGTAACAATGTACACTGGATCCATCATCTCTGATGCACAGAGAATCGGAAGCAAATGCATATCTAACCATGATTCTGGATGCTGGAGAACTTCTTCCTGTACTAATCTAATGCACCGCAATCCTTTCTCCTTCATACACTCCATCTTGAATACATCACGCTTCTTTTGATAGACTGGCGAAAGCCAATTGCGTACCTGACGGAAATGCTGTGCGCCATCAAGTTCAATACAAATATTTAGATCAAGTAAATAAATATCGATGCGAAATACTCCATTCTTTTTTCCAGGATGTATCGCATACTCACGTTGATAACGGAAGCCGTGTTTGTCGAGATACGCAATAAGTTTGGCGATAGTTTTGTAGACAAGGAATTTTGGAGGATCAAATGATAAATGTGGATTCAATTCAATAATCATACGGGAAAGACTGTCTTGATAGTAATGATTCAGAAGTCCGCCGCCTGAATTTTGATAAACAGCCTCACGTGTAATTGCGTACCAGTCATCAACGGTTTTGAACTCCAGTAATTCACCGAGCCATTTCATAAAGTAGAGACGATTTTCCACTATCTTCCAGTACCCTTGTGACGTTTGGCAGAAGAGCCATGTGTAAAATGTGTAGTCTGGATAGACATCCTGTAGAAATGCAATGTGAGAACCACTGTAGGTGCGCTTATTCAAGATGAGACCGCTTCCATAGTGATCACGAAATGTGTCCTGATTGACAGTGTACCAGTCCTCCATCTTGGTAAATCCTAGTCGTGCATACAGCCAGTCCGCGTACTTTAGCTTATTCTCTTTCAAGTCCCAATAATTATTCGGGGTAGAACCATCAAACTTCCAAGGATACCATTCAGCATCACCATCGGGAGGAGGAATCAGGGCAGTGAGAAGTTGAATAGGGGATGAATTATGGTAATGAAGAATTCCGCCACCTTTATTGTCGGTAATTATAGTGAGTGTCAATTTGTAATAATCTTCTTGAGTAGCCCAGCTAAGTTTCTGCGCCAACCAGTCAAGGAATAATTTTTGCATGGCAACATTTTCGTAGAATTTTTTAAGAGGGGTTTTGAACAACCACGGATACCAGGTCACATCTGGAAATACGGCCCTTAGGAAGGCAAGAGTTTGGCCCTTATATTTAGAATTAAGGAGACCGTTACCACCCATTTTACGGATAGTGTCAGTTGACACTGTATACCAGTCTTCTGGTTTCGTTAGCTCCAGTTTGGCGGCAAGATAATTTCTGAATGCCATGTGATTCGAAAAATGGTTCCAGTGACCATCTGGAACCCGTTTTACTGTCTGATAGTCCATGGGATGAGGGGGGGTCACCGCGCCTGAGGTGTTCATATTTTGTGTAACGTTATTTTTGTAATAAGAGATTGCAAGGAATTTTGCGATCTCTTCATCCCGATTGCTTTTCTTAATAGCGCAATCGAGCGAGGCACTCGTGTGCCCTTGTGTGCCACATGTACCGCAAGTCGGCAGCGCTCTTGCTCTTTTGCTTTCACTATCACTTGATTTTGGTTTTGTCGTTGCTGCCGCAATCATCGTGCAACTGCACTTGCACCGACTATACCATTTCAACTTTTTGGGAGCGGTAACGATGATGTTATTGTTCATAGCATGTAATTAGACCGACAGGCATTTCAAATGAGCACTTTGGAAAAATTGACGCATCACAGGTACTTAGTACAACCCAGTACGACGTCAGATTATCAATCCAATATGCCGAACCATTTCCTTCTTTACATTGGTGACGGGATTCACTTCAATGCTTCTTCCTCAAAATCTATTTGGGGAATTACTTCAAAACACTCGTTCGCAAAGGGATTTCTCGCTACTGCGAGAGAAGGTGATTTACTGTGGTTCGTCAAAAGTAAGACTAATGGTCAGATAGTTGCTGTAGCGACATTTACTGGCACAAACAAGCGTATTCTTGGTCCTCTCATTGAACTAACGCTTACAAATTCAGAACTTGGCTGGGACAAGAGTGAAGGTGAGTGGGACACTGAGGTTCATTACAAGGAATTATATAATTTGACGCACTGTAATCTTATTTCTGAAATCAAGGGGGCTGCTGGTATTCGTCTATATAATGATAAGTGTAAGGTGAATCTTATTATGGAATATCCACAAATTGTTCGTTATTCCAAAGTAACAAATAGTATGTAAGTGCCGGTTTGAAATGCCCGTTGGTCTAATACACACAATATACATAACCATTTCCGCGCAGCCACGCACGAAAATCCCCAACACCAGGGCAAAGCCGGCCCCGAGCCCACGTCCACCGACTACAAATGTTCTCGGTGCTAATCCCATTCACTTGATCCCTCTCCGGTCGCCAACCAGATGTATGCGTAGGATGGAGCCAATACCCACTACCATTCACATCATGAATCAGGCGCGCCTCATCAAACTGCCCGTCGCAACCACCATGTCCACTCATACAGTTATCCAGAGAAAATGCCCCACCATCATCGTGCCTTCGCACATGACACACCTGAATGTCCTCCCCTCCCCTGAATCGATCACCGCAGTGACAGCATCGACCTGCACCCCGTTCATGGATCGCCTCCCGAATGACAGGGTCATCCTCCCGCGATTCTGAGACACCACCGCCCCTGCTGTAGCTACCAGCAGAACGAGCTGTCAGACTATCACGCTTGGCCTCTTTCTCTTCCTTTTTAAGATCGCGCGACGGCACGAAGATTGTCTGCCACAAGTGCTGGATGGCTGATCGCCAGAAGAGATGATCGCAAGCAGGATCCAGGTGTTCAACACGAAGATCCCGCCCAGTAAGTGCCTTCAATCGCACGAATATATCGTGGATAACAGGGCGATCCCCTGAAGGGCGATGTTGATGCAGGATCGCCACATACATTGCATGATGAATCCGATCCGCCTGTGTAGCCCCAACGGGGCCATAGCGGAAGCACTCACCAGCAGCCTCCGCAATGATCGCATGAATGCGGCGATGAATATCCAGCATGTTGCGCCCCGCATAGCTGTGTGGAACATAGATTTCAACCTTATCATCCCGACCCCGCCCCGCCACCTGAATCATGGTGGCACTGATATCACAATGAAGCTCATGATCCGGTGCCTTACTGAGCGGATTCGATGAACTATCATCCGAATTGCGGAAAATGAAAATTGCGTTAAAGTTCTTGCCAGTATAGGAGTCCAGATCAAACTCCCCGTTCAGCATGTTCACCGCGCAGACGAAGTTGCAGATCTTGAGACGGGGTGCAAGTGCCTCCTTCTTCAAATCCGCCTTATCTTCTTTACACGTGATGACGACTGCCGCCGCCGCAGCCGTCGGATGTTTGCGAAGAAAATCATCCAGTGCATCCTGAGTAGGAAATACGCACAGATTCATACCTCCAGCTTCAGCGACTCTCTGCATCGCTGGCCAGTAACTGGTGGGATCATCGCGACTGAATCCCCGAAAGGGCTTTGTCGAGTATAGATCAGGGATAGGCTCTATGTTGATCAGACGCACCTGCTCTGCAGCATATCCCAGCGTCATCAGTTTGCTGCCGATGAGATTGTTGAGGGTGGCCGACCAGACAACTACGCGAGCCTTGACAGATCGCAGGACATCGTAGAAGTTCAAGCTCTCTGCGTCGTCTTGACTGCAAACAGCTACATATCGGTTCATACTTTCCTTGTCTGATTCAGGACATGCGTTCAGTCCGCCGCAGAGCGCTGTATTCTGTTTGTCGCCTTCGTCGATATGAACCAGTTTCCCCCAGTCCATAAGATCGCTATGCGTAAGGACAGCGCAGAGAATTGCCGTGGAGGCCGTAAAGCGCTTGTCACGATGACTTGGATGGAATGCTATTAAGACAGGATTTGGTGTTCGCTTAATCGTTGCTACGACCATACCAACAGAAGGGGGGCGTCCTTTGGCATCAGGTCGAAGGAAAATCGGATTCATACCCGACCGCCCCGTATAGTATCTCTCATGCTGGTCGGCCGTGGGTTCATTGGGGCAGATGAGAACTGCCAGTTTCCTGGGGCTTATTAAATGATACAGGCCACTAAGGGAGGACATATTCGTGGACTTACCACTGCCGGTGCCAGCAGAAATAATCGTCAAGAGTGTCGCGAAGATGGTAGGCGCATCTGCACAGAGAAGGCTGTTTTGCTCATCGCGACTCTTAGGAGAAAGGCTGCAACTTTCCATTTTGTCTTACAAATGGAGTGTCGTTATCAGTGAGGTACCCGCCTGTGCCCCCCGCCTTCAATTTTTATTTTCATGGAAATAGAATCCCTTTGAGCAAAATCACCCTTATTCTTGCAGTATCTATAACATTTGTGATTTTAGCCAGCAGGAAGACCAGATCCAGCGATCCGTTCATACATTCGTTTCCGAAGCGCCCGTAGCACGTCACCGCAGAACAGCAATAGCGCCGTCGAAGGCATCGTCGCACCAAGAATGTAGCCTGTATAAGTTAACGCCATCTGAGAGGACAAGTAGAAGATCACAATGAGCGAAGAAACTAGACACCAATGACCCATCGATGTATAGATAAATACACTGATGGACAGGAGATTCGGCATGGTCTTCCACGCCGCCACGGCCGCTAAGATCCATGCTAGAAGGAGCACCGACATGAAGATCCACGTCGCAGTTCCGAAGAGCGACCGAGCTGCAGAACCATAGATACTGACGACAAGGAGATAGTAAAAGGGGGCACCACCCACGATGGAGGCCAGTACATTATTTGAAGAGAGACCAGAGAGGATACCGTTGTAGGCCTTCCGAAGACCACTGCAGTAATCTCTGGTTGTTGCAGCTGTTTGAGGCGGCTGCAAAGGTTGTATCGGAACAGTCACAGAGGCATCAGGAGTTGACATCGTGTAAACCCAATTTAGAGAGGTGTTGCCACATCAAGTTTTCGACAAAAAATATTAAAGAATCAGCACGGCCATGACCCTTTTAGATAGGAGGATCCCCCATGAGTTTTATCTGATCTACCGCAGCACAGGCAGCCTTTGCTTCTGCAGCGGCCCACCCTAGTTTGCCGGACCTGGGCAGAACAACTCCTATTATCTTTGTTGTGCTGACTCTACCGCCATTCTCCTGCTGCCTCATCCTCTCTTTGTATTCCTGTATATCCTTCTTCATCTGCTCGGTCAGCTGTGTTTGATTCGGAGAGGACCGCGTTGGCTTCAGCGTATTCAGGTTGATAGTGTACATGGAACTGCCGCCACGACCACAGTTTGGCATAGACTGTTCCAAGAAGGTAAGCAGAGGAATATCCTTCCACTCTGTGATCTTTCCGTTGCAATAGTCATCCGCACGTAAATCCTCATCGCCTCTTCCGCCGGGGTAGCTGTATGTCTTACTCTTATCCCGATCATCCCACATCTTTAGCCCAACAGAGCGGCCGATCTGGTTCATCAGCTCGCGGCTTATATAGTCCTCTGAGAACATCATCGTGCCTACCGTACAGTACGATAGGCACAGTGTCAAGTGTTTAGTTTTTACAGCACGATCCTCCCGTTTACATCTATTATAAATATGTAATATTTTAAACAAAAAAGTGCAGCGCCGCACTCCATCACTAACCACGCCCCTGCAGCTCCACCAAACAGGCCAGAAACTCCCGCGACTCCTCAGGTAACCACGTCGTCAAATCATAGCGTTCCCATGTAGCCGTCAACGGATTAATCAGAAGGCCCCATTTCACTTCAGATGTAAACGGCAGAGAGCCGTGCCGCCCCATCGCCACATAGGCCAACAGCTGTAACAGGTTGGACGCTGAACTGGAGCCACGGAGATCCGCCGCATCAATTGCCGACCCGCACTTGATCTCAATGATTCCATCCTTCATCATCATATCGATCTCCCCATGAATGAGCGACTCCGTTTCGACCGGAATATCAGCCGAGAACTCGACATCAACAGCAGCCATACACGCATGTCGAATAACTGCCCCCGCCGGCACCACCGACGCCGCCGCAAACTCATCAAATCCCGCCGGCAAACCCTGATACGAGTTTACCGGAGCATCGATTGCGCGGATCTCACTGAGCTGCGACCGAGCATACAGGTTGTAGGTCTGCGACAGCAGATAGGCATCCCGTATTCCCTCCGTAAACCCCTTGTGGGTTTCCAGAATCCGAGCCTCCGCCGCCGAATACAGCCCGTTCAGAGCAGGAATCATACTATACTTTCGCCCCCGAAACCCAGCAATAATGCGCACAGCCGTAATGTAATGCATTGGATCCGCATTCGGCATGTTACCCGCCCGATCAAAGAACTGCTCAATGGCCTGCGTCATCTGAGCAAGAGAAGCCGTGACATACTGTTTATGAAACCAATTGTTCCTTGACATGTAGCCCAGCACCTCCAGGATTCGACACTGGAGCGTCGGTGTCCGCGTTAAGCTCCGTTTGATCATCCAGTCCACAAAGGTCCCAAAGGCGAGTTCACGATTCCGCGCCTTCATTTCGGCGTAGATTGCATCGTGCATAAGTGGTTCGCCCCGGTGAAAGGTGGCCGCGATATGTTCGCTGCAGGCGGTAAGCCGTGCATATAGATCAGGATGTTGCAGAACACGCCGAAGTAGTTCCGTAACACCAATTGGAAACACATCCAGACGTTCCGTCACCGCCGGCTCCTCTGATCCCCACAATTCGATATCCATGGTCGCCTCCAGAGCGGAGCCCATGCGTGCAAAGAGTCGATGCCGTCCTCCACGATTCGCATTCCCAAAGATCAGCAGCCGCTCCGCAGCCCGTGTCAGGCCCACATAGAGGAGATTTGTCTTTTCGGCAAAGAATCCTTCATCTTCCACTTCGCCGGGCTTCACGTCATAGATAGCATCACTCACATTGATAAGTGCAACGATGTCCCATTCGAGCCCCTTGGAGGCATGAAAGGAGGAGATCTGCACGGGTGCAGCCTTGGCGTGGACATCGTATTTGATTTCCACAACGGCCGTCGTCGCATCCTCTTTGGCAATCCGATGGAAATCTGTGTAGGGGAGTCGAGCGGACAGGAGTGCTTCGATCGTGGCGAAGGACTGACACTTGATTACAGGAAAGATGAGTGCTACGGATTTACCTGTGGCCTTGGCTTCTTTGATGATCGGCACAAGCACATCGACGACGGCTTCTTCATAGGCTCCAATGCCCCCTCCTTCATCGTAACTCCGTGCATATTCGTAGTAGCAGGGTTTCCTTCCTCCAGCAGAAGGCGCAGTCGCTGCTGCAGCCACCATCGGCAACACATGCCCTCCCCGAATCTCTTCATCAAAGACGGCGTTCACAGCTGCCAGAATCGCGGCCGTGCTGCGGAAATTGGTAGTCAGCCGAAATGTCTTTAACTCCGGCACAATCTCCGACTGCAGGAGCCGGCGCAGGAACTCATTGGAAGTACCGCGAAAGCGGTAGATATTCTGCGCCAGATCGCCGATGGCAATGATACGAAGCGCGGGCTGAATTCGCTTGAAGAGAGCGATGAACTCAAACTGTGCCTTGTCGAGATCCTGAAATTCATCCACCACCAGCAGCTTGAATCGTCGGAGAATCGCGACAAGTGCGGGCGCAGGCGATGGTGATCGCAGCTGTTCAAGGACAAACTCCACGTGTTTCTCCATGATGCCATCATACAGATGAGCCGCGGGCGGCATGGCAATCCCGGCAGCGCGCAGAATATCAAACATCACACGATGGAACGTGCCGCAGCAGATACTGGTATGCGGACCGATCAATCGGCGGACTTTTTTGCTGATATCGAATGCAGCCAGGCGTGTAAAGGTAATGAAGGCGATTTCACTGTCGCGCAGACCACGCTGGATGGCGCGTTTCACATACAGAGTCAGGGTCGTCGTTTTCCCTGATCCTGCAGCGGCAATAATGCGGAAACTGCCGGTTTGTTCATCTATAATCGCTGCTTGTTCAGCTGTAGGGTTCATCCTTGTGATCCACCCTACCGTGAAGAGCAGGGTTCAACTTTTTACAAGTGTCTGCTCCTTCTGTGCTTCGTCTTCCGTTGTTTCTTTGAACGTTGATTTGTTGTTGATTTTGTTCTGCGCCTACCCCCATCTCTATACAGTGTCTTCAAAAGGTCAAGCACAGGTTCCATTTTTTCCCGTGCTTCAGGAATGTCTTGTGTATGCCAACCAAGCACACCACGAGCTCTTTCAAGTAAATCATTGCTAGTTACAGCACCACGATTAATGAGCTCAATGGCATTTTCTGGTTGCCGCATCCGAATCGCCCAAAATAGTGCTGGTCCAAAAACTCCATGGTCTGCATGAAGATCAGCCCCCTTGTCTAAAATAGCCTTCACTAACTCGGTGCTAGCACCTTCGCTTGCAATCATTAATGCAGTAAAATCGCTATTATTACGGGCATTGACATCAACACCGGGCTTTGAAAGAATAGCGAGTGCGACCGGAACAAGGGGCTTAAGACATGCCGCAATTAGAGCAGTGTTTCCACTTTCCTCATCAACTAAAGAAAGATCCGCACCAGCTTCGATAAGCCGAAGAGATTCTTCTACATTTTCATTTTGGATAGCCGCATGCAACTGGCGACCGAGCGCAACGGAAGCTACATTAGGAAGAGCAGGAGGAGGAGCATTAGGGAGAGCAGGAGGAGGAGCATTAGGAAGAGCAGGAGGAGGAGCATTAGGGAGAGCGGGAGGAGCAGCAGGAAGAGCAGCAGGAGCAGCAGGAAGAGCAGCAGGAGCAGCAGGAGGAAAGCGGAGGGCGGGAGCAGGAACAGTCGGTCTTTTCGGCAATGATCTGTAAAATTCAGCAAGATTAAATCCAGCAGCAGCAGATGCACCTAAGCGTTGATTTACCACGCTTGGCTGTCGGAGTAGGGATTCGGGTCGCTGTAACGGAGGCATGCCTGCTCTTGAAGAGGAATCAGCAGGAGGTGAATTAACAGAAACGAAAGATCTTACTAGTCGGGTCCCACTAGGTGAATTAACGGATACAAAAGATCTGGGTGATATCTTTTTTAAAGCAAATAATGCTGCGCGTGATTCTCTATTTTCTGCTGCAAGTGCTACACCCGAAGGGCCGCCGCTGCCACCCAAAGGGCCACGGCCTTCAAGAGCCGTTATTCTTGCAACAAGGGGCGCAGCAGCAATTCCAATTTGCTGATCCACATACCGCGGTGTAGATCCTAATTCTCTACTACTGCCGGGCAAAGGGATACTGCTCGCAGCGGCAGCACCGGGTGCTCGGCCAAGTCGCGCTTCGAGTGCTGCCATCCTGGCAAAAAGGGGCGTAAATGCTAGTCCTATTTCCTGATTTGTATAGCCTTGACTGGCTTCCATATGATTGCTCTTATACAACGGTTTCATTTGCGGTTTTGCAGTCAACCCGCTACTCACTTCGAGCGCTGAAATACGTGCTGAAAGAGGTGCCAGTGTTAGAAAAATTTGCTGATGTAAATAGCCAACATCGGCCATTACTTGCAAACTCATATCTATTGAATGTATCTGAATTTTTATCAATGAACAAAAAATGTAAGCGCAGCTGGTAACTTTTGCTGTAACAAGTAGGATGGACATACCGCCCTATCTTATGGAGACCTACAAGGCCGTGATGCGGAAAGGCACAACCGAAGAATTGTATATAGAAATCGAGAATCTAAACAAAGATCCGAACCCCATCGCTCGATCCCAGTTGGTGCCAGTTGTGGAGGAAATAATAAGAGAACGTGCTGCAGCCATAGATAGTAGAAGCAATGATGAGATTGGATTCGGATTTATGACTCCCGAACAGAAAGTTGCGTACAGGGCGAAACAAGCGGCGCGACGGCTAGAGAGAGCGGTCGCTGCAAAAAAAGAGGCCGATAAAAAATGACAAAGCCTGGGACTAAGTCTTTTTCAGAGCCTCCAGTTGCAGCTGAAGGCGGCCAATTTCTGTCTCCATATCTACAATCTTTTTGTCCCGTGCAGCTCTCGCTGCGATGGATCCCAAGACCAAATCTGGTTGTTGTGTGTATTAGTAGCAGAGTCAATAGTGGGGAACTGGGTTGCATCAATAAACTGCAAAAACAAGTTCTGTCCCCCGAAATAAAAAATATCCCGAATATATGACCAGTCTAGATCTGTGCCATTTTGGAGACAAGTGTGGACCTGGCATTATCATTGACGATATACTAAAAACCAAGAAAAAGAACTTATTTATGCTCGGCGGGTATCCCTTCAATAATATACTTCTATATCTTACTGATGGTGATTATGAAAGTATATATGATAAGGAGCAGCTTGTCGTGCTCCCTAATCACCATGTTAAACACCGAAAATACAATTTTACATTCAATCACGAGTATATTATTAGGGAGTCTATTCAGGAGTCAAAGTTAGCAAATTATGATGTAGTCCGAAGCAGATTTGATATCAAAATCATGAACTTCAAAAAAATGCTTTCTGCCGACAATATGTGTGTATTTATTACTTTTACAAATAATTTAGAAGATTTAAAACTTACCGAAATGCTTGAATGGCTTACCATACATAAAAAAAATTTCCATTTAATGATATTCACAAATTGTGCCTCCACGAGCACGAATGAACTCAAACATTGTTCAATCCTGCGGCTTTCTCATTCGTATGAAAAGTGGCATGAAATGGATCCAGTAACAAAACGAATTCTTTATACAGAAATCTACGATACATTTATTAAATGCTTACATGATAATGCTATAGAACATACATTCCCGATGAATATTGAAGAGGGATGCAAATTGCCAAAATGGTAAATTGCTCGTAAGAAGATTATTCAAAGATCACAACCTCACAGTTTTCTGATCCCTCCTCATCCAGAATTTCGGCAACAGAAGCACCCAGAGTCGCCCTAGGGAAGAACCATAGCGCATCCTCACTTGGCCGAACATTAGTCAAAGGGAATATAAGGCTCTTGTCCTTGCTGCCGTATATGAACTGATTTGCAGGGATCCCCTCTGCCTTAATCGCTTCAACGGCCTTTAGGAACGCTGCCTTTTTACCAGAACCGGCACCTCCTACTACGATGCGATACCGCATGTCATCACCCAGCAGTGCATCGCGAAAGTAGCGGACCTTTTCGCTTTCGGTATGAAGACGGAGAGGAGCAGCCATTGTATGAAACCCAAAAAGAGGACCCAAAACCATCGTCAATTTTGGAAAAAAGTTTATTTGTTGGCGGCCCTATAGGCCGTCGCACGTAGGCGGCCCAGTGTACGACACAATCATTCAATTTTTCGACCATTTTCAGAATTATAAATTTCGGGCAAAAACATCAGCCTGCATTCGATCTTAATAAAAAGTAAAGACAAGTTATATGGAATATCCAAACCACAAAATACCGACAAAGACAGCACGGCTCCGCACTAAGCAGAAATCCTTAAAACTCTCAGTCTATGAGAATGACCATACAGTTGAAATCTATATTGGCGGCCCGGCAGTCTATTGCATACACGCATTCATTAACAAGCCAACCTCCGTTTTTGTTAGTCACGGGATAGCCGCACTGTCAAATGGCACCATAGCGAACATACTTTACAATATAGAATGTTCACTTGAGCATAATTTTCAAAAGGGGCTCGATACAACCGCAATCGTGCAACTGCTCATCTCATATATCAAGAAGAACTACCCCTATATAAAAACACTATCCTTCAATGACGCCAGCCATAAAACATGCGACAATGGTCACATAGTAGAACTGTCTGAAATGAGCTACATACGCACAGGTAATACGTGGTATCAAAAACATTTTCATGCTTTTTTGAACGAAAAAGACCAATCACGGTTCCTTGCGGCGACCGCAAGATTCCAGACTCTGAAGCCCCGCTTCACATGGGCACAAATGAAGTCGATCATGTCGATCGATCAAGATGACCACGAAAAGATATTTGAAGATGCTGCTACTTGGCAGGATTTCTTCGGGCCTCTCTCTGATAGCATGGGTCTACCGGAGTTCTGCATCTTCGTTGCCCCCTGGTTACATACATTTCTTCTCCAAAGTTTAAGGTTTAATTTTTCGGGTCCAATGTATATAATACCTGTAGACTTGATTTCCGAATTACACTATGAAGAAGAAGCATTAGCACAAGGCGGAAAAAGATTTACACGGAAACATCGACGACATCTGAAACAACGGCCTCTGAGTATAATTGACTAAAAGTGATGGCCCTTGATCCGCCAGAAGGGACTCGCACAATGAACGACGAAGAGAAGCAAATCCTAGCACTCTATCAAGAAAAATGGACAATGGAGGTCCATGCCCAGCTGGGAGATCAGATCGAGTCGGTGACCCCAACCTATGAGGCCAAACGAAACCCCTATCGCTACCTCGACAATGACTACTGCCTTCAGATGCTAACCGACTCTACTGTCATGAACTCCACCCTAAATGTGGTGAAGGCCCTAGAAGCCCTTCGACAAGGCCTGACCCCCGCCTTTGTGGATGCCGCCCGTTGGAACGGTGCAGTCAGCCTTGATACAAAAGTCGGAGCCAAATTCCGTATTGAACTCCTCCAGAAACTAACCCGGCCGATCACGGTGGATGTGATTAAGATAGAGTAGTTTGCTCCACCGCATCAGAAAATCCAATCCCGTCTCATGACTTCCTTGTTTGTTGCCGTTGTGATACGAAACTTGGAAATCCCACCTGCCTTTTTATGTCCATCATAGTGCTTCTTCAAGATAGCGACAGCAGCCTTCATCGTGGCCAGACCGCCTTCGTAGGTATGAATATACTTATAAGGATCCGTGGGTGCGGTCGCGTAGTCAAAGAGACCAAAAGACCACCCTGTCGCTTCGAGGAGTTTCTGAGTCGGCTGTGCTTCATGTTCCAAATCACATCGCGTAGGAAGGTTTCCACTCTTCTCACAGCCAGGGGTAAGATCGAATGCCACGGTAATGATCCCGTCGTTCTCCAGCGCCTT